CTACTACGACGGCCGGCACCTTCTCCGCAGTATTGGCGGGAGATGTTCTTAAATTCTTTGAATCCGATGGGGCTGCCGTCAACCTCACGGTTGATACCGTTGAGAGCGCCACAAGCCTTGTCGTGACACCTGACGTTCTTTTCCCTTTGGCTGAAGCTACGGATTTCACCGAATTATATACTACCTATACGACCCTTACGGGATTGGATCACTTAGACGGACTTCATGTATCGGTGTTAGCCGATGGCTATGTGGTCAGTTCACCTTTTAATGAAATCGATGATTTGGACATCTTAATGGTTGAGAGCGGCTCCCTTACCATCCCCGACACCTACGCCAACTCGGCGATAGTCCAAGTAGGTCTACCTTACGTGTGTGATATCGAAACTCTAGACGTGGACACTGTAGAACAGAAGCCAACCCTTATAGAATCGGTACTGGCTTCCAGGATTCACCTGAAAGTTCATGACTCTAGAGGTGGTTATATTTCCTCTTCTTTTGGTCCAGACGACACTAATATCGATATGGTTGACCCCGAGACTCGACTCGATGATGATGGAGACTTAACGGACATGATCGGGAACGCGTGTCAGAAACCCTATACTCGTCGAATGACGTTCGATATCCCTGGAGATTGGCAATCCCACGGACGAGTGTGTATCCGACAAGTGGACCCTCTACCTTTGGAGATTCTGTCACTGATTCCTGATTTAGAAATTCACAGGAGTTAACAATGCCTAACCCTTATGCAGTCGGAGCCCTGGCCGGGTTTGAACTAATTTCAGGCTTTCAACAAGCTGACATGATTCGTAAACATGCAGAGATCTCTAGTCAAATCAGCGAAATGAACGCTGAATTTGCTGAACTTGACGCCTCTCGCGCGGAGATGGAAGGCTTTTCAGATGCGGCGGAATACCAAAGCGTCATCGACCAAACTCTAGCCGATCAAGCTGTAGCCTACACTTCACAAGGTGTAGACATTACCTTTGGTACAGCCAGTGAGAGACAGAAGGAAACTCGGTTGACGGGGTTTTTAAACACCTTAGATATCAAGAACCAAGCCCACGCCAAAGCCTTAGGGTATAAAAGAGAGGCTCGTGACATTAGACTTCAAGGGACCATGAATAAAGGGGCCGCTTCCGTTCAAGCCGCCGCAACTCAAGGGGCTGCGGTTTTGGGTGCTGGTAAAACAGTTGGTGGCTACTTCATAAGGAAATAACAATGGCAATTCAGATACCTACATTAAAGCGAATGTCCTCTCCCGACGCCCCTTCTGTGGGTCGTGTCGACGTGAAAGCTCCTGATCTCAATAGGGCGGTTGCTCCACAAGCGAAGGCCGCAGAGCAGTTAGTGGAAACCGGAGTCGATTACTTCAACAAGGAAGAAGAGTACGCCATAGATACTTTGGTTAAGGAGAAGTCCTACCAAAGATACGCGGAGCTTGAAAACAATTTAGATCAAGCGCAGAGGCAGCAAGGTGATCCAACGCTTGTCTACAATGAATTAGACGTCAAGAACCAGGAAGGTAAGCAGAAACTTCTGGAATCATTGACTGATGTACCTGAAAGGTATCGTGAACAAGTCAGTGCGAAGTTAGACGAGGTGGACGGAAAGTTTCACGCTAGACGTACTGTCGCCCAAGGGAAGCAGGCCTACGACTACGACACCAAGCTCACGGGTAATTTAGTCAAAGTGGCCCAATCTGGTATGATTGATGCCAGTACGAGAGTCGATCCTAAGAACCCTGACACCTTGATCCCAATTGGTAATCTAATCGGTGAGATCATGGATCTTAGGTTCACGTCTGCCGAGAAGTACGGACTTGCCAAGAAAAAAGAAGACGGTACTTGGGACAGAAACCCCTCCCTTGATTTGGCTATTAAAGAAGATCTCTCTAAGGGTTTATCTCAAGCCATTTTAAACCTGAGTGTGTCTGGTCAAACCGATGCCGCTCAGTCTGTTATGGAGAAATACGGGAAGTATATCGACCCTTCAGATAAAGCCTCGTTGATGGCTAAATCTCAGAAGGCCATAGAAGACCAAACTGTGTACGCCGTTTTCGATAAAATTAAACGATTCGAGGGCGATAAGGCTATTAACGCTATCGAGGAGTCAGACCTTTCACCGAAGCAAAAAGAGAAGGTACTGCAACTCAAAGACGGTCACGACCAGAGAATCGCCCGCACTCGAAAGAACGCTTCGGCCACAAATGCGAACGAACTTTTAAATATCATCGAAAAAAGTGCCGGTAAATTTCATAATTTCGCAGAACTAGAAGCGGACCCTGTAGCCGGTAAACTCATACCTTTGGTGACAGACGCTAAACAGTTCGCAGCCATTAAGGCTAGACTAGAGAACCCTCCTAAATCCAACGAGAAGGATGTCAACGAAGCCTATACGAAGTTGTTCGCAGGCGAGTTCACAGATCTATCTCCCTTGGATTTTCAGGAATTGATGACTGGGCTCAATAAGAAGGACCGAACCTCATTTGAGTCAGAGTATAAGAAGGCCAATACTCCAAGTCTATCTCAAGAGTACTCAACGGTACGTAATATGGGTAAAGCTCTAAACGACGAGCTTTTAGCTGTTGGTTACGTGGAACACAATAGATACGGCAAGTATGACGACGAGAACCAAATCCTCATAAACAATGCCCGCAGAGAGATGGTGTTAGCTATGAACGACTTCCCACCAGGGATGAGCGTTGATAAACAATATCAGTGGGTCCACGAGTTCGCCCTGACTAAAAAGTCAAAAGCCTTATTTAAAGGGACGAGCTCTACTAAACCTAAAACTTTCGATGGTGGCTCGACCCCTAAAGCCACCCCTACTGGTTCACCTGCTGCGACTAAAGACTTCAGCAACTTATCGATGGCGGAGAGAGTGAGCTTCGCTAGAGAGTTCGAGAAGGAAAAAGGATATAGTGCTAAAGGGAAGACTGACGAACTTAAAGCCTTTATCCAAATGAAACTTAAAGGAAAATAACCCCGTGTCAAATATAGAAGATATCCTACCTTTTGCGAAATCAACACCTGAGGAAGCTGCCAAGAACATAGAAGGGGCCAACTTCCTGGACGTTGGTGCTGATGTTTTCAAGAAAGATCGCGAGACCTTTCAGCCTCTCGTGGACTCCATCGATGCACCGAGCGAGGCTTCACCTAGTGTAGCTAGGTTCATGGCCTCGTCTGAAGAACACGCCGCTTTAGTGAAAGAGGACGTAAAGCCCCTTTCGTACATTGAGAGCTTGAGTAAAAGTTGGGGGAGTAAACTCAAGGGGGTAGATTTAAATCGAGACATCAATGAGCTTGCCTATGAGAAAATGGAGTTTCCCGAGAAGTGGAATGAAGACAAGGAGATGGACCTTCAGATTCTCAATGACGAAAGACTGAGAGCATCCCAAGAGACTTACGGTATCACCGGGGGCTTTGAGACTATTCCCGGAGAATTGTTCTCCGCCGGTAAGGACTTTGGTCAATTCATTGGTAGGAATTATAAAGAGATCGCCACTTTAAGTCTAGCTGGCGCCGGTGTAGGAGTTGTAGCGGGCTCCCCTGGCGGTCCAGTTGGTGCAATTACTGGGGCCGCAGCGGTGGGTGTACCCGCTTTAGGTGCAGCGGTGGCAGCCACCGGGGTCTTGGACGGTTACAAACAGCAGAGCGCATCCATGTACAACGAATTATCCAACGCTGTCAACGAGGACGGTACCCCTTTAACTATTGATGACGATACGAAAAGAAATATATCACGAGGTGTGGGTGTCCTTTCTGGACTCATTGCCGGTGGGGTCACCAAGTACGTCTCTCGAAGTATTCCTTATTTAGACAAATACACCAACCCTGCAACTTTCGTGAAACAGTTCGTACTCTCCCCTAAAGGTGAGGCCTTTCGATTTGCCGTCTTGAATATAGGTAAGGCTGTGACAGCGGGTGGGGGCGGAGCCGGTTTAACTGAGATGGTTAAAATTCTCGGTGAGGAGATCGGCGGCACTTTCAATCAAGAAACCTCCGAGGCGAGTCTTGTCAACGGGGTGATAAATTTCTCCAACAATCTAAACAAACATACAAACCGTATCGCACAGGCCACCAAAGAGGGTGGACTAGCGGCAGGGGCCCTCTCCACAGCGGGAAATATTATCAGTGCCAAAGTCACTAGGGATCGTTTCGGTTCAGTTATAGAGCGAGACGTGACCCCAGGGGATAGCAAAAGCATCCCTATTGGTCCTGATAAACCTCTCTTACCGGGAGGCGGGAAAGCCAAGGGACCCCTTTGGCAGGAAGATAGCATTGTACCTAGGAAGAGTGACATTGTAGCCGAAAGACCTGCCGGGGGAGATGGTAAAAAACTTGGACCCTATACGCCCGAGCAACAACAAATAGATGTCTTGGAAGCGCAAGACGTAATCACTCACATCTCAGATGTGACAAAAAAGACCAAGGCCCATCAAGTGGCCAAAGATCAAGTTTCACAAATTCGAAAAGAGGCTTTGGATAAAGCCGGTATAAAAGACATCTATTTCGATAAAGAAGATCTTCAAATCATGGCGACGGACGAGAAGGTCGGAGCAGCCCTTCGTAATATGATCGACCCCTCAGAGGCAACAGCTTCCCAGTACACTCAACAGGTGAGAGTAGATGCCCACAAGTTCGCCGATGTCGTGGACGATTACCCTACTTTGAGCGAGTACATGAAGCTCAACCCTGAAGGTCCCAAGCCTGGATCGGCTAAGGAGTTTTTACAGAAAATGAACGAGGCTCAAGCTAAGAAGCAAGAGCTTACCGAGCAGTTGAATGCGCCGGACGCGACGCCTGAGTCTAAGTTGGCACTTCAAGAGGCGCTCGACGTACCTCAACCGGAGAATAACATCTACTCCGAGCAAGACTTTTATAACCAACCGACCTTCACGGATCTGATTCGTCAGAGCATACCTGAAGCCGAGGTCAAGAACTTCGACGACAAGGTGAAGGCCGCTAGACAGTTGATCATTGAGAACATAGACGAAACCGCCCAGTATGAAATGGATCAGGTTAAAACTGAAGCCATCGAGGAAGCGACTCAGGTGGAGTTTGAGACTCAAAGAGACAGACTCAAAGATAACCCCAACTTACTGATAGTGGATAAATTCGCAAATTATGAGAGGGTGCCAAAAGCCAAAAAAGCGCCGTACTTAAACGAGACCCGCTACCCTAAGGATACGGTCGCTAGTGATCTCACCGCCGCTCACCATAAGAAGGGTTACTCCCCTTTTGCAATAGACCCTCGTCAGTTACCGGAAGACCTGCAACATTACCTTAATGATCCCGTACTGAAAGACAGTAAGGTTTTTGTCAAAGGTGGGGTGAGTCCCGATGCCTCCGCGCGAATGGTCGGAGTTGGTAGTGGGAAGTTGTTACTTCAGATACTATCTCAGACCCCCCAACGTAAACGTCAGGTAAAAGCCGCCGTAGATAAACGCTCAGAGGAAATCCAATATTTGGTGGACGAGAGTGTGGACTTAAACGAATTGGCGATTTCAAAAGCTTATAACGCCAAAGTCGTAAACGATTTGGTTCAAATGAAATTCATGAAAGACCACGAGTGGCCGACCACGAAGGGTTCCATTAAACGCATAGCCTTACCTCTACCTACTATTCCTGAATTGGTAGCCAGAGCAGAAGGTATTGTAGGGCAGATTCCGGTTAAACATTTGAAACCCAATCTCTTTAAGGTGGCGGAAAAGAAGAACTTAAGACTTGCCGTCACGGCTTGGACCAAAGGGGATTTTGAAACCGCATTTGTCAACAAAGAAACAGAGGCGTTAAACAGTCTGCTAGTCAAAGAGTCCCAGGTTAAAACTGGTTCGGTCAATAGAGCTATCAAAAACTTCAAGAACTTCAACGGACCTAAGATTCGTGCAGTCTTCAAAGAGGCTGGTGGGACGATCGAAAAAGCCTATATTGAGATCATGGATACCTTCCACCTCAGTAAGAGCCTGAAGGATACGTCCGAACAAGGGGCCTATAATAAGTACGTCAAAAAGATGGTACAAGAAGGTAACGGTGACGTATCGATCCCTGCGGAGTTGAGTGACCCTAAAACGAGTGTTCAAGATCTAACCGTAAATCAGGTGTTGGTCATACAGGATCGACTCAAAGGTCTCTTCCATCAGGCTCGCCTGAAGAATAAACTCTTGAGTAACCAAAAGAAACGCAAGGAAGAGCGTACCATCGAACAGATCACTCAGGACGTACACGAGAAGGCGGTCCTTCACCCTGATTATGACCCGAAGAGAGTCCTAAACCCTCAAGGAGCCCCTAACCCGTTCCGAGTATTGGATAAGGTCCTAAAGCACGGAGAGGCTCTAATCTCAAACGTCGAGCACACAGTGTTGAATTTAGATCAAGGTGTGATCGGTGGACTCTTTAACCAGGCGATAGTCCAACCGATCAAAGGTGTGGGTGAATACAGCGACCAAGGTTTTGCCTACAAAGGTGAAATGGTAGGTCAAGTTCGAGATCAGTTTGTGAAAGTGATAGATAAGACTTTAGGTCAGAAGGAATTTAAAAAGATGTCAGTGAAAGACATCTTCGTCAAAGAGTTTGAAAACTATCCTGTCTTAAGTTCTGGGCGGATGCGTGAGTCGGACCTTTTCATGATGATGCTCAATGGCGGTAATGAGGGGAACGTTGAAGCTCGCAAAAACTACGGGGTCCCGGAAGAGGTCCTCACTCAGGTTTTCGATAAATATCTCACCCCAAAACACGCGGACTTGGTACAGGGTATTTTCGATATATACGAGTCCCTTTGGCCCAAAGTCGCAGCTCTTGAAAAGTTGCACAAAGGCGTCACACCTGAGAAAGTTGCCGCTAAACCTTGGGTCTTCCAAGATAAAGTACGACCTGGAGGTTACTTCCCGATCATTTACACCGATGGGAGTGACGTCCTTCAGACAATCAAGGACACTCTTAAAACCTTCGAGTTATTTACCAGTGAGGATAAACTTCCAGAATTTCAATTTGCGGAAGGTATGACCAAACAAGGTCACTTGAAAGCCAGGACGGGGAGTACGAGAGTAGTGTCCACTTCCATGAGCGGGATCGCATTGGGTTTTGAGCAACTGATTCACGACTTGGCGATGAGAACCCCGATCAGAGATGCGCTGAAGTTGCTGAAGTCTGAACAGTTCTCAAGGGACATCATCGCGATAGCAGGGGAGCCTGCCTATAAAATGATCGTTTCCAACATCATTGACACCGCGTCTTCAGTGGAAATCGGAAACATCAAGGCTTTTAGTGAGTCCAATAACTTCGTAATGAAAATCATTAACGGCGCTCAATCCGCTCACGCGGTGACAGTGTTGGTCGGTAACGTGGCATCTATTGCGATCCAAAGTGCATCCTTACCGTTCGCATTGGAAAAGATGGGACCAAACGGTTTAAAGCACATCGGTAAGATATTGGATATTTTAGCGACCAATATCGATGATTACGCCGATTTGGCGGAGATTGCAGCGGAGATTAACCCTGCGATTCGAGACAATATGTCCGGTGTAGATGAGAATACTCAAGGAACACTCATCAAACTTTTAGGTAAGAAACGAGTCTTCACTTCGACGGACCCGATCAAACGAGCCCAAGAGTTCATCACTCTAGTGGGGTTCCAAGGTTTAGCTACCGTGGATAGTATGCAAAAGTTTGTGGTAACTTTGGCGGGATACTCTCAGTTTATGGCAGGTGAGGCCCCAGGTTGGAGTTTGGATGCGGTCACCAAAATGGACCCTGAAACCAGAGTCAACCGCGCTAAAGGGTTTGCTAGTTCCCTTGCACGACTCACCTTGACGTCAGGTGATTCAATGGATCGAGCGGCCGTTCAGAAACTACCCGCTACCAAACTGTTGATCCCTTTTTGGAATGACGCAAGAAACTCCCTTAATAACTCCATATATGCCGTCAGAAAGGCTCGTCAACAATCTATCCTAGCACTTCGTGCATTGAGTGGGGGTGGCGGTGGAGATGACGGTGGAGACGGTGGTGGGACATCGGGGACGACAGATGGTGCCCAGGACCCTAAAGGTAGGGATTACAGAAAAGCTTATATGCACGGGAAATCCGCAGCCAGTGCTGCCGTGGCTTTCTTGGTTACTGCGGTTCTTTATAAACTCATCGTGGCTACAGTTAGAGGCGACGGTCCCATTGACATGGAAGACATTACAACGGAAGACGGTAGGGCGAAAATGGGTTCCAAGACACTCAGCTTCCTCAAGGAAGCGCCTACTTTTGGTATAGATCGATTTACCGAAAACACTCCTGTAGTTAGAGATATTGTTTATGCGGCCTTTAATCCTTACAATGACAGGGATTTTAAACCGGCCGGCATCGTTGCAACTTCTATGACGAGTGACTCGGCGACATCGCTGTCGGCGTTAAGAGAAATGTTAGTTTACCAAAACTATAAACATGGCTTGAGCGAGCGACAATTGAAGTCTTCTTTGTCTACATTGTCTTATTTGGTGGGAGGCTTACCTGTCAACGCAGGGTTTAAGTTTTATAAATTTGCCAAGAAACCTGTTGCAAATTTCATTGAAAGTGACGTTCAAGCTTTGTCGAACGAGATAAAACAATATGTCAAGAACAACGAAGGTGAATCTGATATCGATGAAGAGTTTATGGAACAACTTAAACAACTTGACGTAGAGATTAACCCGAATCGTCAACCGACCCCAATACCTGACGGCGCCATGGAGACTATCAAAAAACTCGAGAGTGACGGGAAGTGGTATGCGAGAAACCCTAACTCTACCGCCGCAGGACTATACCAGTTCACTCAAGGGACATGGAACGCAATCATGAACGAGGCTCCCGAGTTGGAGCTTACCGAGAACGGTCGAGTCTCTAAAGACACATCGCAGCAAGAAAAAGCCATGAAGTGGTTCACAGAGCGCAACATGGAACAACTTGAAGGTGAGGGTCTACCGATAAATACCGAGAGTATATACTCGGCTCATTTCTTAGGTATAGACGCCGCTGTTAAAGTGCTTTCTGCCGAAGGGGACGTAAAACTTAAGAGTCTAGTAGGTAAGGGTGTTTTAGAGGCCAACGGTTTTAAAAACTCCATGAAAGTTAAAGACTTTAAATCTTGGGTGAAGTCCAAAGTATCTAGTGCGGAGGGAGCTTAAATCTTGACTGTCAACAAATAGATCCCTCATCATTGCCATATGGCAATAGAGTTGTTTCAACCAAGAACTGAAGCTATCGGAACGGGTCTTTTAGACACCTATACTTTTCCGTTTAAAATAACCTCGTTGGAACATCTCATCATCATGGTGACGAATGCTTCATATGTTGAGACGTTCAGAGTTCGAGGGAGTGACACGACTTATATCGACTCCGTGACCTTTGATGCGGTGCTAGGCGGAGGAACTGTTGTCTTAGTTGACGCTCTCCCTTCTGGTCATTTCCTCACGATCCTTCAAGCCAACGATGAACCAGTCCAAGCCTCTGAGTTTAAGAATAAAGGTTCACTCACACTCTCTCGTTTAGAGTCTGCACTGGACGCATTAGGTTTGGCCGTTCAGCGCCTTACTTATCGAGTCTCAAGGTCCATGCAAATCGGGGACTCTTTGGTGGACTCAGAACCTTTTGACCCACTTATTCCTATATTCTCCACGACTGTAGCCACTCAAAACAATGTAGATAAAGTCATCTGTGTTGGTGACGATAACGCTTCATTTAAGATAGGCCCCTCGACGGTCGATCTAGCGGCGGACGCAGCGGCAGCGGCGGCAAGTGCAGCGGCAGCAGCCACCAGTGAGTCGCAAGCGGCCACTTCAGCAACCAACGCGGCTACCAGTGCCACTTCGGCAGCGACTTCTGCGACTGATGCCGCCACTTCTGCAACCAACGCGGCTACCAGTGCCACTTCGGCCGCCACTTCCGCAACCAACGCGGCTACCTCAGAGACCAATGCCGCCACTTCTGCAACTAACGCGGCTACCAGTGCCACAACGGCAAGCACCGCCGCAACAGCGGCAGAGGCCAGCGAAGATGCAGCGGCGGCCAGTGTAATAACTGCGGCTAGCTCCGAAGCTAATGCGGCCACGTCTGAGACCAATGCCGCTACTTCAGAAACCAACGCGGCGGCAAGTGCAGCGGCAGCGGCGGCCAGTGCAGCCAGTATTGCCGCTCCTTCAGTAACCGGCACGAGAGCCGCACCTAGTGCCGTTGTAGGCGCTACGGGCATTTCGTTTACGGGTACTAGTTATAACAATCTTTGGTTCATTCAAGGTTCAGGTGGAGCGGTTACGGTTACTGCTGCGGCTAGAATTGCGGCAGGAACAAACGTTGGTCAAAGGCTCACTTTGATCGGTCGTAGTGGTGTGAATACAGTCACCATGGCTGACGGGAACGGGTTGAGCACAGGCGGGGCGACTTTAATTTTCGGTGAAAACTCCATCGTTGTGTTCGTATTTGACGGCACTAACTGGGTTCTTGAGTCATCGAACGGGTTAATTTAACGGAGAATTATTATGAAACAATTACTGAAAACGCTCGTGTTCTTTGTCTTTTGTGCGAGCATTGCTTTTGCCGCAACTAAAACCTTACAAGGGGATACTTGGAAGTCGAACGACCTTTCTAAGACGTTCACTCCACCGGCCGCATCGGATACGTTGGTAGGTAGAGACAGCACGGACACCCTCACCAATAAGACTTTAACGTCACCTGTATTCACTACACCGGCACTAGGTACACCTTCGTCAGGAGTTCTCACCAACGCCACAGGTCTACCTTTAACCACGGGTGTAACCGGTACCTTACCGATCACAAACGGTGGTACAGGACAGACGACTGCCTCAGCGGGATTTGATGCCCTCTCACCTATGACTACTGCCGGAGATCTTATCTACGGTGGAGTGTCTGGGACTGGGACCAGATTACCAATTGGTGCCAACGGTGAGATTTTAACTTTATCGGCAGGACTTCCGGTTTGGTCTGCGGCACCGGCCACGGGTGTAACCAGCGTAGACATGAGCGTTCCCACGTTCTTGTCAGTTTCAGGAAACCCAATCACTACAAGTGGTACTCTGGCTGTCACCTTATCCGGTACGGCCCTACCTTTAACCAGTGGTGGTACAGGCCAAACCACGGCATCAGCAAGCTTTGATGCCCTCTCACCTATGACTACAGGTGGAGATCTGATTTATGGTGGGTCTTCTGGGACTGGGACTCGACTCGCTAACGGTACTGCCGGTCAATTTTTAATGTCCAACGGTACTACGTTGGCCCCCACTTGGGGTGATGCAGCTCTCACAGCGCAAGGTCAATCGGAAGGTTCAGGTGTAACCAGTACAACGATCAAGGTACCTTATGACCAATTTACCACTACAGGATCGAGCGAGCGTTTAATTGAGACCGGTAATAATAATTTACTTCTAAACCCAAGCTTTGAGCATTCGACCTATGGGACAAGTTGGAGTGCTTTAGGCAGCACTACGCCAGCGGCTGAGACTACGGTTATCAGACACGGTAAAAAATCTGTAAAGCTCACGCTTGCCGCTCAAAGTGGACTGTTCTGGTTTCAGAATGTCACGCCAACTATTCAAATGTCTGGTATGAATCTCGAGCATTACTTCAGGGTAAAAACCTCTACTTCAGGTGTTCAAGTCTGCCCTTTAAATACAGGTGCAGTGGTTGGTGTTTGTACGGACGTTCTTACGGACGACGTATGGCACGAGTACCCGATTAATTACCCAGGCCCCTCTAGCGGAAGCGTTGGCGTTGGACTTTACTCACCTTCTGGCTCAACCGGCGATGTCTATGCCGATGACGCTTACGTGGGCGTTGCTAGGAATATTGGGACTGTGGCTCAGGCTGAGTCAGTTCTAATCGCCTATAGAAACTCCACTAATCAAACCATATCCTCAGCTTCGGCGACTAAGGTTCAGTGGAATGCGACATCTAAAGATCCATACAATGGAATGGATACGACAACAAATTTCAGATACACGATAAAGAAAGACGGTTCATATCAGATTGTGATGGCTTACTTAACTGCGAGTCATGCGACCGAACAGCATGATGCTGCTATTTATAAAAATGGAGCAGCAGTTTGTCTAAGCGGTTCAAACGATGCTGTCACAAGAGAAAAAGTTACTTGTCAGCTTGATCTAGTGGTTAACGATTACATCGAAGTTTTTGCAGATTCTGCTGCGGATACTTCTTACGACATCGTAGCAGGATCCCAATATAGCTACCTGAATATTAATTACTTCCCGTCCCAATCACAAACCGCCGTCCGCATGGATCAATCGAATTATGATTGGACTCTGTACACACCAACTTACACCGGGTGGGGAACGGTTTCGACTACGGCGGTCTATCATAAAAGGGTAGGTCAAAACTTATACTTAAAAGTTGATTTTCTTGCAGGTACTTTGACCGGGGTCAACCAGCTTTTAGAGCTGCCGACAGGGCTAGCTATTAATACAACTGTGATTGGTGCTCAAGCGGTCCCAATAGGTGTACTTGGTTCATCTGGAAACACCGCGACGATTTACGGTCTGGTTAAATCGGGTGACACAACCCACATTGGTTTCGGTATCCAAACCAACGCGTTTCAGACCTTAACATCTGGAACCTACAGCGCCACGACAATCAGCGGAACTTTAGGGCCAATTCCAATAACTGGCTGGACCGAAAATCAAAACGCACCTCTGCTTGTGGGAGGCGTGACTTCTAGCTCTACAGGGCTCACTCGAATAGAATCTGCCACGGTATCGGCAGCGGGTGTAGTTGTTGAGGGTACGGGAGACTGGATCAGCGGCAATTGCGCAGTCTCTGGGACTAGTAACAATATTAGAACATGTACCTTTACAGCTTCGATATTTAGCGCAGCGCCTATTTGCACGGTCACAGAAACATCAGGGTTTAGATACATTTATCAGAATGCTATTAGCTCAAGTTCCATCGCAATTGGTTCGGGCGATAGTACAGCAACTCCGACAGCGTATCCGTTCAACTTAATATGCGTAGGACCAAGATGATTTTCGATGTCATTGTCGTAGCAATAGTTTTAGGACTTTTTATAAAGGCAGGAATGTGATGAAAACAATACTGATTCAAGCTCTATTTGTGGGTCTTATAGTCGCAGCGATGTTAATCGCGACAGGGTGTTCACACTCGGCACTCGTGAAAGATTGCGCTCAAGTTGAAGATCAAGAGTACTACAAATGTAAAACACTCAAACCTTGGGAGTGAGCTTATGTCTGATCCTAAAATGATTTTAGACGCTTGGCCTTTGGTTCTGTCTCTCATCTTCGTCCTGATTTGGTGTATCAGGTTGGAGTCGAAAGTTTTGTATTTGGAGAAAGACCTCGATCGTCACAAGGTAGAATCTAAAGAGAAATCGGACACCATTTGGACAAAGCTCGATGGGATGCAAGTGACTCTGAATCAAGTCTTGCAAATGCTAGGTGAGTTAAAAGGTAAAGTTGAAAAATAATTAACAGCCAATGATGGCAACAACAGGAGAGTATTAGTTATGGAAAAACCAGTAGTAAAAATCGAAGCAGGTAAAGTGATCGTAGACTCTAGTTTAGAGTACAAAGTCGATAAAGACAGCGACGGAAAAGCATCTGTTCACGCTACCTCTGTAAATCATATTGAAATCGACTCTTATGAACTTGTGTCTGAGATCATGAAGAAAGACTCTATGATCCTAGAGATGGTTCTTAAGCAAATGAACTACAAACCGGCATAGCCCATGAACAAAAGAGTTAAGAAAATTCTTGAGTCTTTTGCGGCAAAAACCCTTGTCCTCTCGTTGGGGGTCAAGGGTTATGTTGTGCGAAAACTCTGGCAATACGTAATCGTCTATGTGTGGCGAGATCTCGAGAAGAGGTTCCGTAAACACATCAACGAAGAGAAGGCCAAAAAAGAAACCATAAAGGGCGAAAAATACGAGGAGACGTTAAAAGATGGCGTTACTGAAAAAGCTCAGCGCGATGCTACTATTGATTTCCTTAACGGCGCTGACTAGCTGCAAATCTACTCCGCCTAAAGACTTTCCGAAAACTCCTGTTGTGACCGTAAAACAGCCGATAGTGGAGCAGTCCTTTTGTGACGAACAAGGGTTCAACTGTGAAGTTAAGTCCTTTTGTCGGGAGCTTCTCTACAATAAAGATACGGAGAAATGGTCAATCATTGGCGAGCATCCGTTAAAGTTTTGTCATGGGATATTTGGGGTGAACACGACCGAGTACAATCTTATCCGTAAGTACCTGAGAGATGTTCTAGAGTGGTTGAGAACCAACATAAAGTGGGGCGACGATGTCGAATAAGCTCAAGATTTGGTTTTTACAATTCTTTACGCCGGTTCAAAAACTCATGCAAGGTGTGGGTCGAAGTGAAACCCTTATCACCAAGCAAGTCGTCGATAAAATCCTTATGGTCGCAAGGGCCGGGGATATCCTTTTAAGCTATGAACACCAAAGGTTCACCAGCTTATTCATTAAAGGCTTTTACAAACACGCAGTCCTTGTCGTTTGGTATCGCGGTCAGTTGACCGTCATCGAAGCCGTGGGGGATAATTGGGTGAATGGTGTAAACGAGGGTGGTGTTCGCACTATGCCTCTAGAAGAGTGGCTTTACAAAAAAGATCACGTCGCGATCATCCGCACGTCGCTCGCTCAAAGCATTATCACTAGCGCCTGGAAGTTTGCGCTAACTCTCCTGGAACCAAAGAGAAACTATGATTACACATTCTCTCACGAGAACGAAACAATCTACTGTTCAGAGTTACCATATATGTGCTTTCGAAAATTCTGCCCGGAGTTCTTAGACTTCATTCCAGAGGATAAAGAGATTCTACCTCAGATGTATTTGGACTTTTGTAGTCACAATATCGTTCCGTATTTTGAGAAAATTATGGACACCCGCGAGAACTTGGAAGGTTAATACACTCTTCGCTTTCGACCAGTTCAATCAATCTCTCTCGAATGAACCATTGCCAAAGTAGAGTCACTCCCTTAAAGTCTAGTTTATTGTAGATACAACTCATTCGACATTTGACCGCACCATGGCTGATAAATAAAGCGTTAGCCGTCGCGACCTGATCACTAGAGTTCAAGAAAATAGAAATCAAATGAATCTCACTTTTATTAAGACCCTTGTTCTGAAGTGCGTGTACACCCTTATTGTTTAATCTGATAAGTGACATTATGTTACCTTGGTGATGCCGTATTTTTCAATAAGGGCGTGTTTGTTTTTGATTAGGTATTCTCTGAATGCTGGCATCGCCCAACTAAAGGCTCCGCCCGGATCATTCTTTCTCCAGTAACCGATCCCCGGCACTCCGGCAGCTTCGTGATGACCTAGTACGTACTCGAGTTTGAAGTCAGGACAATTCACATACAGCCACATGATGGCTCTGGTAAGCGTGTCCTCTTGCTGAGGTGTGAACTTGTGATAATAGCCAGTTGGACAGGCGTGAAGATCTTTGGTAACGAATCTCACAAAATCTTCAGGGATATCTTCGTCGGGATCTATGATGATTTTGGTACTTGGATTTTTGTCTTTAAATGCCCAATAGGGGTAATACTTTCGACCAACCTTCGTTAAGAGCCCTGCGCAGTTGTTTTCGCAACCGATCAAGTCGTCATCGACTCGGCCTACAATTTTCCAATTAAGCCTTTTAAGAGGAACGTCCCATGCGGACTTTCCTGAGTGCCAACCCCACTCGTTAACGTCATGGGCTTGAACCAGGGTTCCGGGCTGAGAGATACAGAGATAAGCGAGGCCGCCGTCAATTCCACCGTCGATCGTCTTAAATGCGCTTTGGTCACCCTTGTTGAACCTACCAGCGGTAGCGTGAACCAGTAGGCCGCGTGGTCCATTTCTGCCACTGTACGGACCCTTGGTGCGCATTCTTCTAGGGTGTTGAACTGCGAACGGTATTTTTAACATTACTCACCTCTTAGGACTTTAGTTTGTTTATCGGTATGTTAAAAGTCAAACGGACTCGGTTAGAAAAACAGCTATACCTAGAGGTTTGTTTGTTCTAAATTGTCACTTAACAGGAGATTTAATATGAAATTATTTTTAAGTACTCTAATACTTCTAACCCTATGCGTTGCAACTAGCTTCGCACAAGTCCCACCTGTACAGACGGCCAGCACGGGTGAGTTTGCCTACAGTCAGGCTTTGGCGGCCACTACGGTTGGACGAATTGATAAGTATGGAGTTCACGTTGCAGTCACTAACGTCGCACCGGCAGCAGGGACATTCACTTGTGCAACGACGGACATTTGTACAAAGACAGCTCACGGCTATAAGACAGGTTTGAAGATCCAAGCCAGTACCACCACCACTCTGCCAGCAGGACTGTCTCCGACGACTGATTACTATGTGATCTATTTGTCAGCTAACACATTTAGTCTAGCCGCATCTCTGGCTGACGCTTTGGTTCCGACTGCGATTGATATCACCGATACTGGAACAGGGACTCACACCATCACACCTACCAGTTTGGCTGGTGCAACACTTAAACTCCAAGGTTCCATGGACGGTACCAATTACGCAGACTTACCGATTAAAGCCTCAGGGGACGTGACTAAATCAGGGACCATCACGGCAACGGCCAATTTTTATTTGTGGTCAGATTACCCTATGAATTACGTCCGCGTATATTACACGTTGACAGCAGGTCAATTATCGATCTCAGAGGTTGCTAAGGTTAGACCTTAGGTTCCGTAGCCTTCCAAGAATCTAATCATTGTAGCGGCGAGACCCGGTTCGCCGCGCCATCCACACCAATACTCGTTTAAATTCTCTCTCCATGAGGAGTGGTGCTTCTTGAACAACTTGACCCATTTCGGTCCCGCTATCACCAACATGCACAACAGCTGGTTGATTTCGTCTTTGGGTGCAACGTATGCGCTCCAATAGATATCAAACCGGAGCCAAAGGTCTTGATACCAGTACGCCTTACCACCTCGACAACGTCTAAAGTGACCTTGTACAGATGGAGAGAGGATGTCCTTGCCGTCGAGGTATTTGAGGCTTACTAAATAACGGTACCCTTGACGATAGAGACCCGCTACGAGACACACCGCTTGATCTCTGGACATGTCGTATTTTTGCTCTAATGGGTGACGAACGTAATGACCCTCCAGCTTCCGATTTAAGCAAATGTATAGGTTAAGGTCCACTTTCTCAGGCCACCCAAACACCGTCATGATCCCGGCAAGTCGCGCGGAATCTTGCTTATCTGTGGAACCTGTGTCTTTAGGTAAATCTAATTCGTCGAATATCATTTTCCCACCTCTTCGTTTTGAAAATCCATAATCCCAAACAAGCATCCGGCGTAGGCACCCATTTCATACGTGTGCATAAAACTAAAACTCTCACTTGCATTCGTGAGTTCGTCAACGTTCGCACCGTGCTCACGATAACAATATCCGGTCGCTTGCTCCCATGTCGGCTTATGTGCGCATGAGGCTAGGAGTAGTAGGGCTAGGATTTTAGGTTTCATTCTTTCTCCAATTAAAGCATGCGCTCCATGGCCCGATAGCAACGCCTGCAAAATTATCCTCAAAAGAAAGAAACACTGCGAAGCCAAGGCTTTTGGGGTGATAATCAAAATCAAAACTTCTAAACTCTTTCATTTCTTTCTCCTTAATAATCTTCTGGGGTTTCACTAAGCGGTTCTCGCGTATAACAATGAATAGCATAAACTCGTATCGGAACATCTCCTATGTAAACCATTACCCCGACGCCCGCGCCGCCACCGGGATGGCAATCCAAGATCCATTGATTCTCTTTAGCCCATTGAAGTAGCTTTGAAACTTTGTCGAAATACTTTTCGCTGGTTTTATACCCACGTTTAAACCAGTACTTTTCCCCGTTGCTCCACGTCGCCCGATACTTTGTTTCTCCAGTCCAGTACGATGTTATGGTTTCAATTTGGATGCAATTCATAACTCCCCCAAGAAAACTACGCCGTTACGTTTTGCGTTGACCTTTGTAGTTGTATAGAAGTAATACCGATCTTCAGTGAAGAACATTAACCATCCCTGTTTTCCCATACCGTAAGCATGAAGTAGCTGGTCTGTTTCTGGCCAATACCAGACTTCTTTTTTAGTGATTTCGTAATTCATAATTCACCCAAGAAATAAAAAACACCCTTGCCTAACACCTTCGCGGGAATATCATCGTCTGCAAGCACGTAAAACTCAGCCGTTACTGCGCTCATCCAAACAAATTCTTTATTCATCAAAATTACCCTCGCCCACTTCCTCATAAGCGCATGTTTTACACATACCGTACTTGCGTATGAACCTAGCCATTATCAGCGAAGTATATTTAACGCCACAACAAAGACATTCTGATTCCATCACTTCCCCTCCTTAAGCTTAGCGAGTTCAGCTTCAAGTTCTTTCACGCGATGATTCATCTCAATGTTTATATCATCGAGTTTACTGTAGGCAGAAAATAGAACTTGGTATTTCAATTGATCTTGAGCGTGTTGCCAGCGAGCACCACGAATATAAGCAGAGTCAGTCGCAACTCCGCGTTTCATTTGTTCAATAGCCTCCCCACTAACGGCAGCCTCATCAAACTCCTGACTATTCTCCAGCAATTCTTTCTTAAGCGCATTCCAGCCAGCGAGGAAAGAGCTTCCAGCGATATCACGCTCTGTCGCGTTTCGAGTAAAAATACTGTTTACCCACTCTTCCGCTAACTTCTCAGATTTGTTCATTTGATTCCTCTTGCCCACAATTTGCACAAAAATATGAGTCCCAATCTTTGTAATAATGAGATGGCGCTCCTTCCCATTCATGAAATCCGAATAAGCATTTAAATAATTTTAGTATACGTTTGATCTTGCCCATTATCGGTGCCTCTCATGATGTTTTTGAGTTCTTGTAATTGCAGTGCAAAGCGCTCGTCTTTAAAATCATATCCATTTTGAATCGCGAATAGTCGCGCCTTCTCAATCACCTGCTGCTGTAGATGTATGATTTGAAGGAGTTCGTCTATTCGCAGAGGTAATTTTCCATCTATTCGTCCTAGAGTTTTCGTCCACTCCATCACTTCTTGCTGTTCTTCTGTGAAGAGGTTCATTTAAGAAGCCTTTCAAATGAAATTGGTATTACTTCGAGAATCACGCAGAGGCTTTTTAGAGAAGGCTCTCTTTCAGAGTTAATGATCTGAGAAATTGCGGCTTGAGTTAAGCCTGTTTTTTCAGCTAAACGAGTTTGATTCATACCTAATATTTTCATTACTTCTTTAAGGTTTTTTCCGATGTTTTCAGGTTTTAAACTCATTCCCCACCCACCTTTGGTTTCTGAAGTGCCTTCTCTGCGTTTATATATGCTATACGATCTCTATTATCAAAATCGTCCATAAGACCTTCCAAAGCTTCACGCAATCTTTTATTCTCGGCATGTAGTTGATCCAGTCCCTTATCCATGAATAGCTTATACTTCTCAGACCGATCGGCGAGTGCTAGTTTTAGTTCTGCGATCTCCTCATCCTTTGAGGTCAGCTTAACACGCTTATCTTCATTAGCCTTGCAGACTTGCTCGTAAGCCCATTCAGTCGGGCGAGAGCTTAGTTCTTTTCTAAGCTCATCCTGCTCTTTCTTAATCTCTGCGTTTTCGGCGAGTGGGGAGTCGATCTTAGACTGAAGCGGCGCAGTTTTTAAATACTTAGCGAGTAGCTTAGTCTGTTCATTCCAAAGAGCTTGCATATCGCAGAATTTACCCATTTCGTGATACTTCATACAGTATGGACACATCACATCACTCATTCGCCCATCTCCTTAACCAGTTCGTTAAACTTCTCAATATCACCTGGAAACATAGAGTTCCTGAGCATGATTGACTTGGCTAGTTTCAAAGCCTTGATAGCTTTATTGTAAGAACTGCGCTCTATGACCTCGACAGAAGAATTTGAGTTCTTAAGAGATGGCCCACTCCATGTCTCATAATTGAATTTATCATAGTAAATAATCCAACTCGGCTTCTTACCTTCACTCATTTGGACCCTGTTCTCACTCAAAGCCCTCATGTGTATTTCACCCGCTGATTTCTCGTAGCAATTATTGCAGCGACCGACAAGATTCGGCGTGGGTTTTTCGCATGTGCATTTTACTTCGTTCATTTTGAGTCCCGATCAAGAAATATTTTAATCTCCCAGCCACAGATAAATATCACATAATCCCCTAAGTCTCGCGTAACCGGAGTTCCCTTCCAGATATAAAACCAGAATGAATGTGGCGCTCTATTTACTTTCAACTTCATCCCCTCACTCCTTCCCATTCTCACAGATGGCGTTAGCTCTGCCAAGTGCGTGCGCCGCCCACTGCTTATGTTGATCACGCCTGTTTTCACCCGCTTTGATGTTTTCTAGGTCGAGCATCATCACTTCAGCAGCGTCACAGAGGTTTAAAATATCCACAAACAGGAGATTCCTACCATCTACAGCAATCTCGACTCTCATCTTCTCAATCAGCTTTTGCAGGCTCATAATTCACCCATTAAAATCCAGTCTGCTACAAAAATAGCACCAATTCCTTTGCGCATATTTTCCTTAAGAATCTCCAGCATCTCGGCGGAGGCCGAGACACCAACGCCAGCTCCAACTGCCTCTAAAACCATGAACTCATCGTATTCCAATGAGTAAAGTATAATTTCTTTCATTCTCTCACCTCTCTCAGTGAAACTGCTCTGGAATCCATCTGCCGATTCTCGATTTTATCAGTGCGTCCGGTAGCGCCCGTTTATACAAACCATGCGCATCACTGACTCAGCTGCTCTTAACAATACGTCTATCGCTTCCAAAGCAGTTTCACTCAAAGGGCTGAGATGCGGCTAATAGGTGTACCTATTCATTTAAAGTAATCAAATGATGCTCACCACATCCCAGCTTAATTATTTTACATCTCGTATTCTGTATGAAGTAGCGGGGCTACAAGGTGGATTAAAGGCATATTGGTCATAGGTTAATTCCACATTCTTACCTTCCCGCATCGCTGTCTGTAGGTTTTTAACCACGCGATCATCGGTGACTGAGAAATAGAATATCTCTGGCTGCATTACATTTTGAGCTGCTACAAGTAATTCACCTTCCCATGTTTTACAGAAAAAACCTTTTAGAGATAATTTTGATACCGTTCCAACTCGAGTACCTTCAGAAAAATGAACTCCACAAGCTGTTAAAAATACTAAACTCAACACTAAATACTTCATTTTCTCTCCTTGCCCCCTCGGGCGGTTATTTAAATAATTGTTGCAGATTTCCCATTAATCCATAGGCTTGCAAGACAGCCAGTATCAAAAATGTCAACACCCATCCAGCTCGTCTTTGTTCGATTGCCCCTATTATCGCCATAGATAAAATTAAGCATGATAAAAATAATGCTGCGGCTGTGAATTGAATCATACTATTCCCCCTTAGCCACAGCTTCATATTTCTTTTCAAAGACTTCTGGCTTGCATGGATAGAATTCGCCGAGAGTTCCTTTGATGATGTAGTCGTTAGGTGACACGGTTAATTCACCCTCAAGGGTTTCAATAACGAGTCTGCCGCCCTCTTTGGAAAGTGATCTATCGTCATCGACGTGGCACTCCCAACATATTTCCGTACTATCACTTCCGAATTGAATACACTCATCTACATTTTCTCCTGTAAACTGAATCGCCTCAATCTCAATATCTGGTCTTGTTCTGTATTTCATTTTTGCTCCTTTAATGATTCTTTCCAAACCGTCTTACCGTGTCGACCCAAACCTTCACCGGCAATGTGCCAATCTAGTTTGTAATAAAGACACTTGCGATTCACTCGCTGAATTATACCGGCCACAGTGTTTCGAGGGTTCAAAGGTTTCTCAGAGTTTTTGTAAACTCGATTGGCCACCTCAAGGACACTAACATGCCGTTTTGTTATCGCCTTAATTACCTTTTCTTCTGTTGGACTAAACACCTTGATCTCCTATTAAAAGTTTTTGCACTCGTTTCAGATAGTAACTGTAGTCAACATCTGACCAGTCAAAATCGGAAGCTTTGTTGCAACACTTTACAAGATAACCGCTCTCAATACTCGTTTCAATTTCTTCATACTTGGATTTATTTTTTGTGTGAATCCTAGAGTCCCAAGACCCGGCGGGGATGGTTGATTGAATATCGTAAAATTCCTTGTCACTGATTACGTTCTTGCGCTTGTAATCCCCGATCACCCCTTTAGGTCTGGAGTGTTTCACCATCTTCTCACCCTTGGTGGAGACGTAATATCTTACAGTTTTAGAGCAATCCTTATCGCCCAATTTAACGACAGCTCCCGACGGAGTTTTATAACGAAGCATGAAGTCAAACTTATCAGAAGCCAAACGGATAAGAGCGTCAGGGTTCCAATCGTGCACAAGCACCTGCTCGGTCACTTTGGGTACAATCATTGCGGAAAAGTCTTTGTTCCAGTTACCTTCGTAGTCCGAATCATTTTCAGGGTACCAATAGTCCCCTTTACGTTTAACTTTACCGTCTATGGTTTTTGCGAGGTAATTGTTAACGTCCCTGATCCACATCGCCGAATACTCTACTTGTTCAAGCTGCAAACCTGTATAACTCTCCCAATCCGATTTCCAAAGATTAAAGAAATGTTCAGTATCTCTTCGCACTAATGCTGTAATACCGTCTGTATTGGCCTGAATAAGCTCCAAGCCAGGGATGCGAACCAAGCCTTCAGCCAACTGTAACAACTGCAGTTGGCCGTTAGAGGTCACGGTGAAAGTGTATTTGGGATCATAAAAGCAAGACCAAATATCGCTCGACTTACCGTAGACTCCGTTACCAGAGAGTTTTAATACTTTATTCCTAGACGTACCTTTAGGGTACACGTCTCGATCTTTCTTAAGTTGAGTGTAGGCCGCGTCAAAGTCTTCACCTAAGTGCTCTGGGTGGAATCCGTTTTGAATAGCTACGGCCACATACATACCAGATACGTCAATGTCGATGATCTTATGAGTCGCATTCGACTTGAAAGTTTTATTTTCAACGGACGCGTGTACACCACCGGCACCGAATTTAAATTTAACCCCGGCTAACGGAGTCTCTAGACTTGGTTTAGAGTCACCCTTCATGTAAAAAATCTGGGAATTAAACCAATCAAGTACACGTTGAAAAGGTTCGGTTTTAAAATTAATTTTCGGAAGGATGACCTCTTTTAAAGTCACCGACTCCCGGATGGTCTGCTTTGCTTTTGAACCATTGAAGCATTTATTTCGACCGATTTTTTTGATCAAGTAGTGTTCGCCGAGTTTGACGTCATTGTAATTAAGTACGTCACCGTCGACCACTCGGTCCTCTTGCAACTCTCGACGCATCTCGATTAAGTGCTTACACTTTTTCAAATACTTCTCAGTCTCGGTGATGTCGTGAATATTGTAGTGTATCAGTACGTCGACTTGTTCACTTGTGAGATCCATTCCAACCGGAAACGGAAGGTCTTCGACACTCTCTGAGCGCATTGCAAATTGGAGGGCCTTAAGACTCGTAGCTTTTACCATAGAGTCGAAATGATTAATCAAAGCCAAGTCCACTTGAGGGATGATGCGATCTTTCAGCGAAATCCGGTGCTCGAAATCGTTCCTCGCGTTTATGATATTCATGCAAAGTTGGTACGCAGAGGCGGCACTGAAGGTATGGACATTATTTAACAGATCATGAGTGATCGGGTAATCGAAAGGGATATTTCGAAACCCAACCATAAGAACATCTAGCGAGTTTTGCAAATACGAGAGCCACTGAAGTAGCTCCGCTTTTTGATTTTTTCTGAACGATATTTCAAAAACTTGAACATCGGGGGAGTCTTCAAACTTCCCCGACCAAAGAAAGGCGTTAGGGTAGGTCTCAAGGTCATATATGTAATATCTAACAGGTACCATTATCCTAACGCCTTTCTATTTACCGTTGAGGGTAGCCGGGGAACCCAGGGACTTGAGCCATTGGGGGAGGGGCTTGTTGTTGTGCACCCTGGAAACCTTGAGCTACCTGACCGAATTGAGCGGGACTAGAAGGGAATGCAGTCGCAGGCTGTCCAGGAACCGCCGCAAGTGGAGCACCAGTCTGAGGCATTGGCGGAGCAAAGCCTTGTCCCATCGGAGTAGGGTATCCACCAGGAACAGGAGCCGCCGCAATAGGGGCACCTGCTTGCTGCATCTGTGGAGGGATAACTCCATAGTGAGGTTGCACCGGAGGTGCTTGAGGCGCTACCTGTGGGGAGAACCCTTGAGGCGCTACCTGTGCACCTTGAGGGACCAGGAAGCCAGTCGGAGCCAAAGGGGTGGCACTTGCACCCGGTGGTAACTGAGGGGTACCTGCACCGAAAATCTGATTTCCACTTGGCGTATTTACGATCTCTTTACCGTAACCCAAGAACTGCACCGCGACAGGATTAATATATAAGCCCGCTTTACCGCGATTTACCGGACCATGAGCTTTAACCTCAAGTTGTACGTTTACATAATCGCCACACTTGATACCTTCGTTGATTTGAAAGTTCTGGTTGTTCTCATAACGGAAGTACTTGATGGGAATCATCGTAGTACAGGCGAAAACTAGGCAACCAGGATAACCCTCACGATTTGAGAACTGCTCACCGTTGTGATCAACGCTGTCTCCGTCTTTATACTTCCACGCGTAATCCGGGGGCAATTGGCGCGAAGGGTACAAAAGATAAGTCTCTTCGTGAATAGCTGACCAAATTTCTCCAGGTTGTCCCGGAGCCACCTGAGTCAACACCGACTTTGGTACGGCCAAACCAAACCCGTACACGATGGACTGTTCACCTTTATCGTTCGTTTTAGGGCGACCGTTATCGTCAGTCTGGACTTTACCCTTAAACAGATCCCCACTGGTCCACACGATGCGACCTTGTAACATTAGCCGTCTTCCGGCACTCGTTTGACTCATGATTTCTCCTTGTTGTTAAATATTTTATCGGCCAATTTACCGCTATCACCTTTGACCAGTTTCATACCGGCAAAATAACTCTCTGAATAATTCTTCACGAGATCCTTGGGGACTCCCAACTTCTCGGCTTGAGCCGGGCTTAACATCTCTTCTTTTATGATGTTTTTCCCAGTCAACATTTTAATAACCTCAGGTGTAACACCGGGTTTCCACTTACGATGACCAAAACTCTCTTGGCTCATCCAACCTGGAATAATTGAACCACCTTTAATACGGTAGTTAGCCAGGTCAGACAGAGAGTCTTTCTTAATTTTTAAGATGTCATTGGCCCTATCCAATTGATTAAGTTGAAACGCCAGGGTTTCTTCCGTGATATCGTCTTGCTTGAAATCGCTCATCACGTAATCTAAAGCCGAGTGGTATGCGCGATTAAACGCTGGGCACGCGTGTCCCGCCGCTGGGCAATACTTACAATGCGGACCTGTAACTAGCTCTTTACTACCCGAAGCCAACACCTCAAGTCGAGCTAAGAGTTTGTCATAGTAGCTCATCAACTCATTATAGGATAACTCCCACGTTCTTGTTGAACCGTCTTCGTGATGTTGCCTAGGTTGGTGGATTCGCAACACGATAGTGTCGAACACTTGTTGGCGACGAATCACCTCACCGATAGCATAGGCTAAAAGCTGCCAATTTTCTTTAACTTCGACAATCTTCCAACCGTATTTCAGGTCATCGACGTACAACTTACCATCACTCACGAAATTGGCATCCGAATGTCCTTTAACCACAGCATTCGTGCTGTATATAGTCACCTCAGTCTCACATAAGACCCCACCGCTAGCACGAGTGAGAATATCCTCAGCGATAGGTGTGACATGAAATTTCATATCGGCATCGAAAGGGAACCCGTTTTTAGCGTGAGTACCTACGACCGGCGCGAGGTTTCTTTGTTCAAGCATGGCCTGAAGAAGCTCCCCTGCGGCAGTACCTTCTTGAGCGGGTACTCCAGATTCATATTCTGGAAGGTCTATAAAACTTATAGACCCCGCACACTTCATGACTCGGGATAAACCCGACGCTCTTAGTTCGATCACGTTACACCCTTGTCACTAGACCATAAGATACGAAGTTGTCGAAAAGTTCTTTAGACTTAGCTTCATCTTTGGCGATCATCCAAATTTCATTAACACCGAAGTAGTTACGCAAAGACTGAATATAATTTTCATCAATCTTTTTGCTGTTAATGAGTGTCATCAAAATGTTCGGTAACTGTTCTCTGAAACTCTTAAGGTCGTAGACCCCATTTTGAACAGGTTGAGAGGGTGTAGGGATTGACACTGGTGTCGAGACAACCGGCGCTGTAGGTCCGAAGTTAGGCATCTCCACCTTCACTTTAGCTTCAGGTACGGAAGGGAGAGGGGCCGGTGCAACCGCACCAAGTACTCCGTGCGTCGACTTACGGTGACGAAGTTCTGCTTCCACTTGCTCAATGAACGCATCAGGGGTTCCACGTTTATATTTCCAAGTCCCTTTGGTGGTAACCGCACGGTTGGCTGAATGGATGCGAATATCGTAAGGGTTTCCTTCAGAATCAAGATCTGAGTTCACCGGACCATCACTTGAACCGGGGGCAAGCATGTCAACAGGTGGACCGGATTTCAAAGGTACACCTTCGTAACCGTTTGTTCCAGGTACCTTTCTCCACTCTTTGCCGTCGGCGATGACGTTACCTGTCTGAGCTGAGATTGTGTCACTAACCTGCTGTTGATGAGGCGTTAACTCTCCTTCTCGCATCTCGGTGCCAGTAGGTGCCATCGTACCGTACATAGTAGGTACTGCGATCTTAGCAAGAGCTCTCGCGACCACGTCCTCGTCCTCGACCGATTTCAATCTACGTGGACTAACGATATCCACCGATGGACTCTCATTGGTCTGGACACCTGTGTAACTCTCGGCAAGCTCCAAGATTTTACTTCTAAATTCTTTGGCCGTTTCGGCCTGTATCATCATTTTAAACTTTGGATAATCTGACATGATAGTTGTCTCCTTTTGGTGAAAAACACGCTAATCCACCCCCAAATCATTTTGCAAGAAAATAAATAAATAATGTAAACGATGAGTCAAAGCGTGACAACTATCTTGCGTCAAAGAAATGATCCCCGTCATGTCATTTAAACTAAGAGATTATCAAGTCACGTTGAAAGCCAATATTTATAAAGCTTGGAACGAAGGGGCTAAAACTGTTTTAGCGGTGATGCCTACAGGTTCAGGTAAAACAGTCACGTTCAGCTCTATCGCTTTAGAGATGGCTTTGGACCCTAGCGGTCCTAGGTTCCCCACTGTAATCTGTGTGCACAGGAAGGAACTAGTGGAGCAGATATCATTAACGCTTGCTAGGGCCGGTGTCGTACATAACCTCATAGTCCCTCAACCTGTGATCAGAGGTATAATCGCGGCACAAAGACGAGAGTACAAAAAGCAATTTTACGACTATAAAGCACCCGTCACAGTCATCTCAGTCGATACACTCAATTCTAGATTTGAAAAACACCAGGAATGGGCCAAGACAATTAAATTTTGGATTGTAGACGAAGCGGCTCACGTTTTGAAAGCCAATAAATGGGGCAAGGCTTTACAGTTCTTCCCCAATGCGATTGGTCTTGGTGTTACTGCAACACCTCAGCGATTAGATAAGCGAGGACTTGGAAGTCACGCCGATGGCCTCTTTGAGGTCATGGTACAAGGACCGACCAGTAAGTGGATGATCGACAAAGGTCACCTGTGCAAATATTTCGTAGTAGTTCCTAAGTCTGATTATCGCGAACACTTAAAGGAAGCGTCTGAGGGTTCAGACTATTCCACCAAAGCCATGAGTGAGGCGACTCTTAAGTCCCATATCGTTGGTGATATCGTCGAGAATTATAAAAAATTCGCCGCCGGGAAGCAAGCCATCGTCTTTACGGACAGCATAACATCGGGTAGTAAAATCGAAGCCGAGTTTCTGAAACATAATATTTCAGCAAAACTCCTGACAGGCAATACACCGGACGAAGAGCGACGTAAGGCACTTCTAGACTACCGAGACAAAAAAATAAGAGTCCTTCTCAATGTGGATTTATTCGACGAAGGGTTAGATGTGCCCGGTATTGAAGTTGTAATTTTTGGTAGACCAACCAAGTCCCTCACTAAGTTTTTGCAAAGTTGTGGGAGAGGACTCAGACCCGCACCGGGTAAAGATCGTTTAATCCTTATTGATCATGTTGGTAATATCAAAGAACACGGACTCCCAGACGCTAGACGTAAGTGGACCCTTGATAGAATCATCAGACGTCGAGACAAAACCAACCTAATTAGAATATGCAAGAATTGGGATTGTAACGCAGTTTTCGATAGAGTCCTCACCGAGTGTCCATATTGTGGCTACAAAGATGCACCTACAAAGAGCGAAGGTGGAGGAAGATTATCGCTTGCTCAAGTGGACGGAGATCTCATGCTTCTTGACCCCGATACGATTAGAGAAATGGAAGCGGAAACCGTTCTAGACGACCCTGCCATAGTCGCTCAGAGGGTGAGCATGGTAGCCGGTACAGCGGCGGGACTTGGAGCTATGGCAAAACAACGAGAGCGCATCGAGACCCAAAAGAAATTGGTCGAGACAATTGCGCTGTGGGCAGGTAAACTTCGCTCTCACGGGTACAGTGATCGAAGCATCCACAAATATTTTTATATGAAATTTGAAAAGACAATCACTCAGGCTTTGAGTGAACCTAGAGTCGACATGGTGGAGACCACTAATGAATTACAAGGGGATGTAGAATGATGCTTGAATCAGAGATCCAACAACTCATCCAAATCGAAGGACCAAAACATAATTGTTTCCTACTTCGAAACAATTCAGGGGCACTGGAAGACAAAGAGGGACGCGTAGTCAGGTATGGCTTAGGCAATATCTCCAAGGAACAAAACGAGAACTTCAAATCCTCAGACCTCATCACTTGCATGCCTGTGATCATAACCGCTGATATGGTAGGTCGAACAATCGGAGTATTTGTAGCCGTTGAAGTCAAGAAAGAAAATTGGAAATACTCCGGTGTAGCAAGAGAAAAAGCACAGTTGAACTTTATCAATTGGATAAGGGCGCGCGGTGGCATTGCTTTCTTTTGCAACTCGGTAGATCAATTCAAAAGGGAGATATTAAAGTGGAAAACTTAACAAGAGAGTATCTGTTGAACCTATTTGATTACAATCGTGAGCAAGGGGTGTTGATTTGGAAAAATCATTGGCGACCAGCCAATGCTGAGTTCCTAAGAGGTAGAGTGGCAGGATCTATATGGATAGATGAGAGAAGAACGGACCCTGTTAAATATGTCGGTGTCGGAATCAATAGGGTTTATTACTATCTCCATAAAATCATTTGGTTCTTGGAGACAGACGAGTGGGCTGAAGTAATAGATCACATTGACGGCAATGGGTTAAACAATAAGTTCGACAATCTAAGATCTGTAAGCAATCGAAAAAACTCTCAAAACAGAAAAGTACATAGGAACGGTAAATTAGTGGGAGCATGGTGGAGTAATTACCACGGGACTTGGCGAAGCGAAATCACAGTAAACGGTAAAAAGATACACCTAGGGAGTTACGCAACAGAGTTGGAAGCTCACTTGATGTACGGTCAGGCTCTCATTAACCATGGCTTGGTGTGACACTGCGAATAGTCTTGAAAGTTTCAAGCGTTTAATTGGAAAATAATCTTTTACTTGGGGTAGCCGCTTGAGTGTAGCTCACTTAAAGCCGAGTCCGTCACTCACCCCAAGTATCCTTACAACATGACGGAATCAAGAGACGGCACCTTATGACTAACTTCAAAATCTTCCCTGCATGGCTAACCCCCGATGCTCAAAAAGTACCTCTCATCAACGGTTGGAAGTATGAGCAAAACGCATCCAACGACCCTTCACAGTTAACCGCGTGGCAAAAGCAATTCGGTTCCACTATCAATTTTTATGGTATACCTACAGGTAAAGGGAACGATATATTAGTCCTTGATGTCGACATTAAAAGTGACGGTTGGGGTACGATTGCCAAGCATGGACTTCAGATACCGGATACACTTCAGCAAAAAACTCTTAACGGAGGGGCTCACTTTGTTTTCAAATACCCTAAAGACGGTAAACATTATGGTCAAAAGGTGGGTTTTCTACCCGGTCTCGACATTCGCGCTGAAGGCGGTTGGATTGCCTTCTATGGGTGGACTGACCCTAATAAACCTATCCTTGAGACACCGCAATGGTTGCTTGATCTCATCAGCAAACCTCAAGGTCCAGAAACGGGTGTCTCAACAGTTACAGTCTCTCCTGAAATCGCTGAAGCTATCTTTAACGAATGCTTGGAAAGAGTACGACACGCACCCTCCGGGGAGTCTAACAATGTACTCAATACGGAATGCTTCAAAGTCGGACAGTTGCTTGGCTCTAGCGTATTGTCTAGAGAGTTTGCAGAGCAAGAACTCTTCAAAGCAGCAAAAGATCGCGGAAAGCCAGACTATGAGGCCAAAGCCACCATAAAGTCAGGTCTTGACGGTGGTGTGAAAAACCCTATGACCTGTCCGTTTGCGGCAAGTCCCCCTGTATTGGCTTTTGACATCCCTGAGGTACCTAAGACACCTGATCGCTGGACACCTGCCTTTTTCACCAAATACGATCTCATGAACATGAGTAAGCTACGCAAACCTCAACTCTTTAAAGACTGGTCCACCACTGACATCCAAATCACGTCCGCCGACGGTGGTACTGGGAAGACCACGTTAAAGCTCTATGAAGCTATCTGTTTGGCCCTAGGAGATCGCTTTCTTGGGTTTGACTGCAAAGCACCGGGTGGCAAAACTCTGTTCATTACAGGCGAAGACACCGACAAGAAGCTTGCCGCGATGATCGGCGCAATCTGTAGACAAATGGGACTTTTCGAGGAAGCTATCGGAAACGACGAGAAAATCAACACTATTTTAAAGTCCATTCTCATCAAAAAAGACTCGGACCTGTGCCTCATATCCAAGTCTAAGGACGGCTTTCTTACACCTAATAACAACGCTCTCACCAAGCTCATGCAGGCCGTTGATGACTTCAAACCTCAAATGATCGTCTTTGACCCAATAGCCAGTTTTTGGGGAAGTGAGCAATCTTTGAACGATATGGGTAAGGCTGTCACTAAGTTCATGTCAGAACTAGTAGAAAAATCAGGAGCTTGTGTGGAGATGGTCAACCACATTGGTAAGTCCTCATCTACCAACAAGGATATGTCTCAGTATGCTGGTCGAGGTGGTACGGGACTGCCGTCCAACTCGAGGGTGTCGCGAGTGTTAAGGTCTATTGACGCTACTGAATACCGCGACCTGACAGGGGAAGACTTGGAAGGCGATGATACGGCTATGGTTTGCAACGTGAATAAGTTCTCCGACGGTTCGTCGCTACTGAATAAGCAATTTATCATAGTCCGGTCCGGTTACCTGTTCACTCGAAAAACATTAAGTCCAGTAAAAGAGAACGAAATGAACTCCAAACTTAGTGATGCTGAGAGAATTTTCAACTTCATCAAAGAGTGTCGTAGAAACGATAAATATCCTGACAAAAATGTAATTGCTAATAATTTTATGACTTCAAGTGAGCCCATCAGTGAAGCGAGAATTAAACGATCACTGTCTAGTTTGGTGTTTGGTGGCCACATGGGCGAGAGGATAAAATTGGTAGATAATCCTGACCTTTCCGTCCGTGAAAAGGCCTATGTTATTACTGATCTTGAGGGGAAGGAACTTTGACGTCTTTCTTGCAACGATTACAGAACCAAATGACTAAACCTAGAACCTCCCCCGACGAGCGAGAGGGTTTTAATTATTCTTTGTTCAATTCCTCGACTAATTTATCCGCTTGCTCATCTACTCGCCTCTCGCTTTTTTGATTAAATCACGTAATTTTTGCACCTCAGGTTCTTGCCCTGGAAAGCATGCCAGTACGGAAGCTGCGTTTATTAGCGCCTCAAGCATTTCAGGTGCAGCTGCGATAAGGTTGGTGTTGGCTACATCTTCTTCAGTCATTGATTTTTCCGAAAGGCGCTCTTGGTTATATTGCCACTCTGCACCCATTGCGAAGTCCACCGGAGAGTGTCTATGAGTAGCCGCTTCACGAGCTTTTTTAAGATCAAATTCTTTCATATCTCCCCCAATGTGGTCTCGGGAATATCTGTAACGTTCGTATTTTCGTAGGTCTGGACATGACTAAAACTTACTCATGAGTTTAGGTTCACTTTCGAACAGGATTAAAATCCTAACCACAGGTTCAGGGACATGTCTTCGGTCCGCTTCCCAGTGTTCTACTGCCCCTTTGGTGACACCTAAAAGCTCTGCCAAGTCCGATTGTTGCATCCCATGAGCCTTACGAAAGGCCACGACATCTTTTCCCCAAAACTCCGTTTTATCCACTTTCCTGTTATCCACTTACAACACCCCTTTCATAACGTCTTTAGTTCTTTTACCAATACCTTTGACACGCCAAAACTCACCTGAAGGAGTCTTGAAGTTACTGCGCTTATTCGCGACCGTCTCGACCAGTCCGTTAATATGCAATTCTTGCAAGGCCCCTAGAACCGCCGTTGGACTTTTAACGAAAAACTCCTCTCGATACATAACCAACTGAAAAGCGGTACACCCCAAGTCATCAAACTTGTTCAAGTACTTCAAAAGCAAACTTGCTTCCTTGGCATACTTACCCGCTTCGTGGTCTTCGCTGGACCAACTGTAGTCAAAGTCAAAACACTCGTTCATATTCCTAAGCGCAAAGTCGACGGCCATCTGAACGATAGAGTTGTAGGAGTAACCCTTAGTCTTAGCGACATGATAGACCTTATAGGCCGTATCTTTGGGTAACTTTACTTTCGCCGTATAGTCCACACCTTTAGGGGAGATCTCCAGCATTTCAATATCCATGTCTAATTTATCCATAACCTACCTTTTTTCTAACCAAGGCATGTTTACCGCCGTTGGGCCCTTGAATCCAATACTTTACGCGCCTTAAAGTCTTATCTGGGAAAATACTTTGAAACCACACTCTCGCCTCTAGTGGACTAGGGTAATCATCTTCACACTCAGAGTACCAAAGTCCATCGTGAGCCAAATACTCAGTCTTAAAGCTGGTTAAATGCCAATGATAACGGACTATCCGATAACCGCCTCTCATGACTCACCTCTTGGCCGCCACGTCTTACTAAGCCGCCTATCCCTTTTATCCAACGTCAAAGACATCCATGCGACCACTAAAAGTAAGGTGATAAAACACCCTAAAATCCCAAAGCATATCTCTATTAGCATGGCTCACCCTCTCATCGGCATCAATACGCCGTAAATATCAGGCTCATCGGTGAGAGTAAAGTGGACAGGACCCATACTGTCTTTCCACCTTAAAAATAGCGTTAAACCCGCAAGTGGAGCTAGTAACCTCGCATTTAGGGTAAATGCGATAGGTACAATTTTACAAGGGTCTTTGATTGTCACCATAGCTGCACCATTGAGCGTAAAACTTATAGGTTTGTCCTTTTGGTCACTGTCTAATTTCCCGAACCAATTGGGGACCGTGAACTCAAAACAATTATCGAAAGGATACGTCTCTATATCCGGGATTATACGTAAGGCGTTCGGATAACGTTCCAATACGTTTTTGTCCACTAACCTCTCACCTGTTTTTAAGTACACAGAGGCACTAAAAGGCTCACTCATCGGGCCTGTTTTATCCACGATTAACCTGTAACCATCACAGGCAACAAGTCCTTTTAACGTCTCATTCCAAACAATGAAACCCAAATGAGGTTTTGTGGGGTCTTTGCTAGCAAAACGCGCCAATGTCTTAAATTTATTCTTTACGGTTGACATTGAAACACCCCCGGCTTGACCTCTTTATAAGTCTCACGAACCAATTGCATGGCCCGATCAGCATCATGATGACCTAATATCATTAAGTCTCGAGACTTATCCATGACGCGTGGAATATCCAACATAGGGATAGGTGTACGATTAAACCACTTAGCGAAAGCAGCATGTAACTCCGTCTTTTTACTCATTGAAACCCTCTCAGAAATGCCAAGGCTACTGTAAGAGTAACCTTAGACCGTTGAGACTACAATGTGGTAAAATGTGACAATGTTGTCAATACTAAATAATGTAAACGCGATGTGATATTTTAGTCTTGGTCGTTTTTGATTTGATTGGATTGCCGACGGGTAAGTATCAAGTAATGTATCAATATGAATATTAAAGCTCCAAGGCTTATGAGAATCCACTCAAACATTGGTAGTGATATACTCGGCAATGGATAGTTCGTAACTTAACGGGTGTACTTTTAAGGTATGGATTTCGCAAGGCCAGAGTTTAAAAAACCAAATTGTCATTTCGTTATCTTCACGGTCTAAATTCGCCACCCAAGGCCCCACTCCGGGCCCGATACCTCTGTTATGGATTTAAATCTGGTGATCATGATCACCTACCATTACTTGAAAGTGATGCATTACCGCAGTCGCTTCACCTTTGGAGAGTTTATAAGCGAGTTTCAATGATTCGTACTCAAAAAATAACCGATCTACCTTATCACCGTGAGAGTCTTGATATCCACACGGGTAGTTCGACAAGTAATCAAACGCGCCGCCGCGATAGTTTGACAAATATTGTCGAACAGCCTTAAGTTTTAACGATAGTTCAGACTTAATACCATTGTGACTCATTCGAGACAAAGTGAAAGCCCGTTGTAATAATTCAAAAGAGTTTCTACTTTCGATAAAGAGGCGTTTTGTTTTCATAACTGTTTAAGTACCAAGTTTATCAACTCTAAGAGTTCCTCACGAGTCAACGACTTTGGGTCCTTCTCATATTTTTCCGATAGTTCAGTCAAACGATCCATATTTACACTCCTATTAAATTGCAGATACCAAAAAACAAAAAGGCCCCTGCGAGGAACCCTATACTAACCAATAATAGCAACTTGGTAATACAATACATTTCACCATTCCATGCCATGCATGAGTATTGCACACGCATTCACCACGTCTGCCCCGTAAGTGATTGCAAGACTTACCTCTTGGCGTTTTGAACCTTCCCACGAGCCTGTAAGCTTCGTTTCGTCGTATACTCGCCCATCGGTCTTAACGAATGCGGAATGCTCAATGCAAGCGGTATAGGGTGTTTGTGACTTACTTAGTTTAGGGAAACGCTTTGTGACCACGCGTTCAGCCCATTCGTGAAGAGAATTGTTATCATAACCTTTTTCAGAGGCATTACTTTGACAAGCGATAATGATGGTAAGAGCTAGTATTAATAATTTCATACGGTTAAACTCCAAATATAAAAGCGTCCATGCTTTTGTTAACAGTCCGTTTTATCGGTTCGACTTGTTTTTGATTTTACCAGTCTTTTCAGATAGTTCGACCAAGCTAAACTTGATGATTTTAGCCTTTGGGTTTTTGATCAAAGTCTCGACAACTTCTTTACCAGTCATTTCTTTACCGGCGCAATCGTTGGCCTGAACATATGTATCAGCGGCGAATGCTTTGATAGCAATACTTGCCATGACAACAACCAAACCTAGTTTAAAGTTCTTATGCATTTTCATAAATGTATCCTTTGGTTTTTGCGAGAGCGGAATTGCTCTACACTGTCAATATACAACAATGTGGGAAGCAATGCAACAATGTTCTTAAATTAGGCAAAATTACAACAATGTGGGAAGAGATTTAACGCGCCGTATAATATATATAGACACCCGCTTGGCAGGACCGAAGGAGTCGTAAACTCCTCCGGATGCTGCCTAGCAGTCATATATATTATATATTGGATTTGAGGGGAAATCAAGGGATGAGCGATGCGTTATTTTAAAAATATTTTACTACATTGTTGTGTTTTTCGTCAATTTGGGGAGTTTTTGGCAAGATTTTTACAACAATGTAGCAAAAATCGCTTCAATTTACCACATTTTACAACAGTGTAGCACTGTTAACCACATTTTACAACAGTGTAGCACTACTAGCCACATTTTACAACAGTGTGGCAATCATTCCTTTGGTATTTACAACAGTGTGGCACTGTTAACCACATATTACAACAGTGTAGCACTACCACAATGTAATGCCACAATGTAGCACTACCACAATGTAATGCCACAATGTGGAGAGTATTGTCTCAAGCTATACACCACCGTATAGGTCCAAGTAGTTTACAATGTGGTAAATAGTTCTAAGTTTATGATAGGTTTTTTAAAAGGGTTTTAAATGCGAGGGGGGTGGGTCAGAAATTTGAGATGGGCTAAAATATTGTATAAGGGGTTCCCAACAATTTTTTAATTTTTCCGCTATATAACGCTGTGCAACAATGTTGTAATTGAGGTAGCCCTCTCCCGATCCCCTCCTCCCCTATGTAGAAAGGTTAAGCACAATGTAGTCATTGGCATACTTTAGTAGAATATTGGTGTTGACCGACAATGATTCAATAGACCAACATTTGGTTATGGGATTTCCTCTACCACCTAAGTCAGACCTTTCTATGTTAATCAGCACAGATGAGATTTCTCTTATCCTGCGCAAGTGTTTAAAGCCCGAGCATCACGACAATCCTTATGTCCTGCGGTTTATCAACGAGTATATTTTCAATCGTGATGCCAGGCAGTCCGCTAAGGCCATAGGCCTTCCTCCCCATGTTGGCGTGAGGATGAGAGCGAAGCCTGACATCTTTGAGGCGATTAAAGAGATCACGGAGCGAGCGGTTTTAAAATACGGCTATGACGCTGAAGAGATCGTCGAGAAGGTTAAAGAGATTGCCTTCGTAGATCCGGGGGATTTGGAGAACGAGGACGGTTCGTTTGTGGAGAGTCTTAAAAAACTCTCACCTGAGGTCCGAAGAGCCATTAAGAAATTTAAAGCTAAAAATGAGTACGGTACCGACCCGAACGGTATGCCTGTAGTTACGGGTAAAGTCATAGAGGTTGAGTTTTGGGATAAGATGCGAGCCGCAGAGCTGCTCGGTAGAGAGAAGGAAATTTTCAAAGAGACCAAGCGAGTCGAGCATGATATGGGGCGCACCATGGCCTCTACCCTACTGGCTTCTAAAGACAGGGCTGAGAGTAAGGCCTCCGAGGTCAGAGACGTGATCGAGGTTGGAGTCAGACCGCAGATGCCGGCACCACCGGGGGTGAAGGGTGGCTAAACGAAAAGTGCGCCTCCCTCATTGGTATTACTGTGAAGTGTACAGAGTGAATGTCTACTACTTCCTTGGTTGGGACTGGGAGGAGTTTAAAGACTTCATCCTGAAGCAGACCAAATATGAGGTGGATAAAGATGAGGCTCCTGACGGGTTCACGGTGGCTCTAAAGGGTAACCTTTACGTTTGGACTAGAGATAAAACTCAAATGCACATCTACGGTCATGAGTGCCTTCATGCCTGCAATTTCATTTTAGATAAAGCGGGCGTAAGGGCTGACTTTAGCAACGACGAGGCTCAGGCCTACCTTCTCACAAACATTATGTTACAGGGGTTAAAGTGATCCCTTCAGCTGAGGACGTGGAGCTGTTTAAGACGCTGGTTAATGATAATCGTTACGACTTCGTTAAGCTTGCCTATATCATCTTTCCTTTTGGTGAGAAGGACCATGAGTTGGAGAACGTCGAGCCTTATGATTGGCAGCTCGCGGAGTGGGATAAATTAAGTAAACATTTAAGTAACCCTCTCACTCGCTATGAGACTTACCGACTTATCATCAGTAGCGGTAATGGGGCGGCTAAGACTTCCTTTGGGGCTATGACGTTTTTAATGCTCATGTACACCCAACAGGTTAGAGGGCGTATCACGGCCAATACTAAACCTCAAATGACAGCTGTTATTTGGCCTGAGTACGATAAATGGTACCGACATGCCAGGTTCAGTGAGCACTTCTTTGAGAAGTTCGGTGAGAGTATTAAAGCCAAGGACCCCAAAAGGTCCGAGACTTGGCGACTGGATGCGGTGACTTGGGATGCCAGTTCGCCTGCGTCTATATCGGGACTGCACAACCTAGGGCGAGCTGTTTTATATATTTTCGAGGAGGCTCCGGGTATCCCTGCGGTTATTTGGAATTACGTCTCTGGAGCTATGACTGACGTAGACACCATTAAAATATGGATGGCTTTCGGTAACTCCGATGACCCTGAGAGTAAGTTTGAGCAACTCATGGGCTCACCTGAGTGGCATAGTCTTAGGATCGACACCAGGACCATGAAGCATGTTGACCCTAAGCAGATCGCAGCTTGGCTTAGGGAGTACGGTTCCGAGGACCATGACGAGTTCAGGGTGCGGGTGCGGGGCTTACCGAGGAAGTCGGCGAAGGACTCTATTATCAGTATGGAGGCTGTGAGTGCCGCTATCGATAGAGGTAAAGACTTCGATAAGTCTCAGGTGTCCACCTTACCTGTGATGCTCATGTGTGACCCTGCCTGGACAGGTGGGGATGAGACTGTCATTTGGTATATGCAAGGACCTTATGCGGAGCTTTTAGAGCGTTATAAATTAGATAAGACCCAGGGTCAGGATCACCGGTACACCTATCATAAGTTGATCGAGTGGGAGCGCAAACTTGGGGCTGACATGGTACTCATCGACCAAGGAGAGGGGACCACACTTAAGACTCTAGCCAATGCCGATGAGAAGTATCATTGGGAGCTGGTGAGCTTTGCCTCAAGTCCCAATGACCACCCAGAGCGCAAGGACTCCGAATACGAGAACATGAGAGCTCAAATGTATAATGAGGCCGAGAAGTGGCTCAAAGACGGAGGAGCTCTAGGGAGTCGAATTGAAGAGTGGCTTCCTGACATTTTAAAGCAACTATGTTGGACCAAAGGGACTAGACATAAGACCAGCTTAAAGAAGCTTGCCGAACCAAAGAGGGATATTAAAGCTCGGGTTGGTCAGTCACCGGACGTGAGTGACGGGTTCGTGTTGGGGTTTGCCAGGAAGTTACTAGAGCGTCGCCCGGAGAATGAGATGGGGTCTGAGACAAGGAGTCTTGGAGATCGCGCACTGAAAATGCCAGACCAAGGAATGGACTATGAACAAACGTATTACGAAGAAGGTTTATACGATTAAACGCCGTTTAGGTAAACAAATAGATCGCCCGGTATCGAGGCTCATCTATGAAGCGGGTCTGATTCTAAGTAAATCTGAACCCTGTAACTGGACGGACTTCCCGCTGCGAGATTTCGCCGACAAGCACCTACTGTTGGTTTGCTACAAACACAAGCAGCCTGTTGGTTTTCTGATGGCCTCTTTCGGTGAGAACTTGTTCGACTCAAGTATTAAAACTCTCAGTTTGAACGTATTGTTTTCACTACCAAATACTCGTTCTACTTATCTCCTGCTTAAGGAATTTATTGACATCGGCAAAACAAACGCAAACCATACGATCAGTGTCATTAGGCAAAATACAAATATAAAACCTCGATCTCTAGAGAGACTAGGATTTCACCTAATGGAAAAAGTTTACCTTATGAGGAAATAATGGGAATTCGTATAGAGAACCCGTTCGATTCAAATAACGATATCGTAAACACTGATAAAAGCGGTGTCGATCAACTCATTGACATTGCCGCTAATGTCATCACGGGTGGTCTTGTTGGCTATAAGGACGGCAAGATCAACAAGGGTGTAGGGCTTAGAGCTATCGACGAAGGTGTCGGTGAACTTACAGGTCGTAACGTAGCGCGTAAAGAGGCTATGAACAATAAAGACCTTCTTGATGCAGAAAAGGCCAACAGGCTGCAGGAACAAAAAGACGAACAAGCCCGCAGACAGCGAGACGATGTAGCAGCGTCCAACGCCGCAGGTAGTGCGAACGCTGTACTAGGTTCAGATTTAGCAGCTCAAGCCACCCAGTTACTTTCGAAAGATTTCCTAGGTATATAGATGGTATGTACTAAGAACCAACTCGAATATCTACGAAGCCAGTCCAAGTCTAAATTCGACTCGACTATGCGTGCGACGTGGATCGATTGTGGTAAATGGGCCTCACCCGCTAGGGTTAAATGGCTGATGGCCCAACTTGAAGGTGAGCGGAATAACCAACTCATCGTCGACCCTACTCATGTTTTGGCCTTAAGATCTTATGTTGCAGGCTTTCTTGAAGGTAATACTTCAGCTTCTAGACCATGGTACAGGATTCAACATCAAGACGAAGGTATCAATCAGGTTCCTGAAAATAAGAAGTGGTTAGAGCACTTTACGAAGAGAACCTTAAGTCTTCTCTCAAATTCTAATTTCTACGACGCAGCAGGACAATTCTATTACGACTATGGTACTTTTAACACTGGTACTTATTTCATTGATGAGATCGACGGGAACCTATTCTTTCACGTACTGACCCCGGGATCTTATTATTGCATCAACAACAGTATTGGTGTCGCTGAGACTCTTGTTAGAGAGTTCCAGTTGAACGTTAAAGCTTTAGTTGATCGCTACGGTAAAAAGAACAAGTCCGGTAAAGTGGATTGGTCCAATTTCTCAGGTCGAGTTAAGAAGCTCTACGAGGACGCCAGCTACGCGAGTAAAATCGATGTGGTCACGGTCGTGAAAAGAAACGAAGACTACAACCCTTCTAAGCCGGAGATTTTACTCAATAGACCGTGGATCACTTACACCTACGAGTTGGGCTCTGCCTCAGCAACAGGTCAATTTGATGTCAACGTCGAAGAGGGTTACGAAGAGAGCGAGAGTCCGAAGAACAAGGACCGCTACCTCAGTATGTCCGCATCGAAGCGTAAACCGTTCATTGTTGGAAGATCGTTCGCCTCGAACAATTATGAATATGGCGAAAAAGGTCCAACTTTAGACTCTCTAGGTTTGATCAAATCTTTGAATAAAAAAGCCATCGGTAAAGACATCGCGCTAGAGAAGATGCTCAACCCTGCTGTTCAGGGTCCGGCCAGTCTTAAGAAATCTTATATCACTCAGGCTTCTAATCACTTCATTCCTTTGGATGCGACGTCAATGAGCCAAGGTGGTTTAAAGACCATCAACGCAATTGATGGTCGAGGGGTGAGTGCAATTAACGGTGATATTCAGGATATGCGCATTCAGGTCGACAGACTCTATTATGCTGACTACCTGTTGTATTTATCTAGGAACCCTAAGACTAGAACCGCCACCGAGACAAATGCGGTGATCAACGAGCAGCAGCTCATTATCGGCCCTAATCTTCAGGCTATGAACTTGACCCACAACCTTCCCGTGGTTGAGTTCGTGATGCTCTTCGTCCTTGAGGAGGACCCTTATTTGGAACCTCCACCGGAGGATCTAGAGGGTGAATGGTTAAGGACCAATTTTATCTCCGTGTTTGCCCAGGCTCAAAAGGCCGCAGATCTTCCTCAAGTAGATCGCTACCTTCAGATGGTCACATCGGTCGGAGCAATAGACCCTAGCATTTTCGATAAGGCTAACCTAGATAAGCTCTGCGACCTTTACGAGGATCGTTTGTTTTTACCTGAGGGTCTCAATAGACCTCAAAACAAGGTAGACGCAATGCGAGAAGCGCGACAAGAACAACTGCAACAACAGCAGATGCTGGAGCAAATGCCGGCCATTGCTGGGGCTGCTAAAGACATGAGAGCGGCTCAAAGTACAGAAGAAGTTTAAAAACTAAAACAAAGGAGTTTTAAAGTGAGAAATTTATTCAAATGGTTTACGGGTTTAATTCTATTGGTTTTCGCAAGCTTGGCTGTTGCCGGTGTCGGCGGTTACGCTGGTGACACGAACCTAGGTATTTTTGCGAACGTAAAATGTAGTACGGGAATGACCTGTACCAAAGTTGGTAACAAGCTCAATATGGTGTCCTCGCCTACTTTGGCTGGTTCAACGACGTTGACAGCGGCTAACGCGGCTGACATCGCATTGACTCTTCAGGCCGATAATTCTGACGACAGCGGCGATGACTGGAAGATCTTAGCGGCAGCTTCCGGTAATGCCCTGAATATCTCCAACGATACTTCCGGTTCACACGTCACCAAGTTGTCTATATCAACGACAGGGGTATTAAGTCTGTCTGACAGTGAGACGATCACTAATGCTTCCGATATCGTTAGTATTGGTTTTGACGATGCTGCGGCAAATGTGAGATTGGTAGCCTTTGAGGCAACCAATTCAAATCTGATCCTTCAAGCCGATGAGTCGGACGATAACGGTGACGATTGGATGTTATCGAGTGTAGCCTCTGACGACTCGTTCACGATCTCTAACGACACTTCAGGCTCTCAGGTTGCCAAATTCACAATGTCCACAGCAGGGGCAGTAACTTTGGTTGGATCTGTGACAGGTGATGGTGGTGACGCTTTGAGTGGATTCCTCCAAGCTAAAGTGGCTACCACTACGGCGTCAATTACGGCAGCTCAGTGCGGTTCTAGTTTCGTGAGCGACAGTGCTGACGTGATGGCCCTACCTGAAGCATCGACTGTCATCGGCTGTAGACTTACGTTCATCGCAGGCACCGCTGACGACCTCGACATCAACCCTGCTGACGGTACGGACCAAATCCTTCCTATCACAGCAAGTGGTGGAACTATCTCGCCAGCGGCAGGCGATGCGATTCGCATCACTGATGCGGGAGCGAGTGTGACTTTAGAAGCCATCGGTAACGATGCTTGGGCAGCGGTAAGTCATAATGGAGCCATCACGGACGTAAACTAATGGATATTACGAGAGTGATGTCGCGCGAAGAACTTGAGGCCCAACAGGAACACCTTGAAGCCATCGAGAGTATTCGCGCGATCCTAGCCCATACTTACGGTCGTACTTTTTTCAAGTACCTGTTTAAAAACTTTAGTGTTGGTGAACTTCCAGAGCGTGGACTCACAGGTGAACACTTGGCCGATGTTTTAGGTTTCTTAAGAGCCGGTCAATCAATTTTCAAAATAGTGGCAGAGGTGGACCCTGCGCAAGCCGGTCTACTTCTTGGTCAAATCGAAAGAGAAAAATATGAAAAAATTATTCGCGATCTTAATGAATAAAGCCGATGATGAAGGGGGTTCTCCTGCAGGAGGTTCTCCCAATGGCAAAGTGGACGACAAACAAGAGGCTACAAACGATCCTTCGAAAGCTGAAGAATCAGGGCTTGATATCGAGACCGACGAGTTCGGTTATGCTATCGACCAGCCTACCGACGAAGAGGGAAAGAAAGTCCAAAAAGCAGCACCCGCAAAGAAATCCGAACAAGAGGCAGATGCACAACAAGAAGCTTCGAAAACAGGCTACGAAGAAGACGTAGTTATTCCTGCTGAAGTACCACCTGTGCCTCCAGTAGAAAAACCACAGAGCACTCAAGAGAAGCTCGGGTTTGAGTTGGATTTTGGTGACATGGACAAAGCGACGGCAGAGAAAGTTTCAGACTTCGCCAAAGCCAACGGACTCACTCAAGAGGCGGCGCAGGCTTTTGTGAATCTTAAAAACTCCGAGATTGCTGACGTAAAGGCTGCTCGCGAAGCTCACCAAAGTGCCCTGGATAAAGAAGTCTTGAAACTAAAGTCTACGTGGCAAAAGGAATTGAAAACAGACCCCGATTTCGGAGGAGAAAAGTTCCCTCAGAGTCTTAAGAATGTTGATAAAGTTCTTTCGGAGTTCTTCCCTGGAATTAAAAAACTATTGACAGAGGGAAACCGAATGTTGCCTCCTATCGTCATGAGGGAAATGGCGAAACTGCATGACCACCTTTATTCAACCGAGAAGCTTGTACAAGGTGATCCGGTGGTGGAAGTGGACGAGAGTTCCGACGATCCATTGGATTTTTATAATTCTTAATTATTAATTAATTTCTTTGGTCTTTAACTAAGACCCGGAGGTTTCAAAATGGCAGCAAAAGGTTTATACCTAGTTACGTTAGCCGATGTAGCAAAGAGTAAAGACAAGAAAATCGGTAAGGTCGCAGAGGTTCTCATGCAAGAGAATCCGATGCTCAAAGACATCCCTTACATGGAGATGAATGAAGGTACTATCCACAAGGAAGATCTTCGTTCGGCACTTCCTGAAGTGTACTACCGTAAGGCCAATCAGGCGATTCCAGCATCAAAAAGTACAGTTGAAGAACGTACTTTCACCGCATGTCACTTTGAGTCCAAGTCTCAAATCGACGCAGCGGTGGCTAAGCGCGGCGGTGTAGATCGCATTGCTTACAATCGTTGGAATCAAGCTATGGGTCACTTGCAAGCTCATGCGAATGAACACGCAAGTCTGACAATCTACGGCTCCCCTGCAAGTTCTACTCTTAAAACCGCAGGTCTGTTTGACATTTACTCTACAGTTGATGAAACGACTGAAGAGACTGGCAATCAGGTTATCGACGGTGGTGGTACTACTGGAGACAACTGTTCTATCCTTAAAGTTCATTGGGGTGAAAACGCGATCTTCGGTATCTATCCTAAAGGTACTCAGGCTGGTCTTAAGCGCACCGATCGTTCCGCTGGTGGTAAAGAGGTTCAAATCTCTGTCCTAGACGTGAACGGGAACGCTGGAACAATCTGGGGTTTTGAAGAGAACTTCGAAATCGATCATGGATTGGTTGTTAAAGATTACCGTCAAGCGGCTCGTATTTGTAATATCGACCCTGCTCTTTTGTTATCAGGTGTCGGTGCAGCGGACTTGATCGACTTGATGATCAGTGCGAATTACAAGATCCACAATCCTCAAAACGGTCAAGGTATTTGGTACGTGAACCGCACTATCGAAGCGTTCTTGCACAAGCAAGCTCGTAACGGTGTTCAAGCTGGTGGCGGACTCAGATACGACAACTATCAAGGTGAGAAAGTCTTGATGTTCCTTGATTGTCCAGTTCGACGAAGCGATGCTCTGTTGAACACTGAAGATCGAGTAGTCTAATAAAAGTGGCGAGGTAACTCTCGCCTTATTTAAATTTTAATTTGGAGGACCTCACTATGAGATTCGATATTGAAAATCAACTCTCCGTCGCTCAAGCCTTCACGGGTGCGGCAACGGTTTCTACGAACTCTTACCAAAAACAAACTGCCGCTCAGGACCTTTCCATCGGTCGCAGAATGGCCTTGTTGGTTGTTCCAACGGTTGCTGCCGGTGCGGGTTCCACTCACACATTGGAAGCTATCATGGCGACAGACGCCGCTTTGACAACTTCTATCACTTCTCTTGCAAGTATTTCGGTTCTTGCAGCAGATTTGACTGTGGGTAGTGTTCACGAAATTCCAATCCCTCAAGGTGTGATGTCTAAGCAATTCCTAGGCTTCAGAAACACCGCAACAGGTGGGACGACGACTGTCACACTAGATGTGTATCTGGTTCCTCAAGATGAGATTGCCAACTACAAATCTTTCCCTAAAGTCGTAGACGCAGAGGTGTAATTTGAGCAGACCTAATAAAATGCCAACTCCAGCAGTGCAGAGTCCTGTTAAGGCCTCTGTTGCCCAAGAACCTGCGCAGGCCCCCGTAGAGGGGTCTGTTCCCGTAGAGGCCGAACAGCCTCCTGTGGAAGCCAAAAAAGTAGAGGCCAAAAAAGTGGAATTAAAATTCCCTCTTAAGGTTGTCGCTTTACGAGACGGTTTCTACAAACAGGTTCGTATTAAAACGGGTGTTGAGTTCGTTTGCGAAAAGCCTAATCATCTAGGCAAATGGATGAAGCCCGTTAAGTAGTAAAGTTTTAAGTAAAGGAGGGGTCAATGTATTCTAAAGCACAGATTTGGAATTTGGCCCTAAATTCCCTTCTTCTCTCTAAACAGATCATTGACGTCGATACTGATATGTCGATCGAGGCCAAAGTCCTTAGACTTAATTGGGATTTAAGCTTTCGTCAGGCGCTTCAGGATATGGACTTAGATGCCACGTCTTCTCAAGCAACCCTTGAGCTCGTCGAAGCAGACCCTACGACCATGTGGAGTTATTCCTACAAGTACCCGAGCGACTGTTCGTTATTTCGACGAATCATCAGCTCTGTGGTTAAAGATACTAGATCCACCCACATCGCAAAAAGGATCACCAACAAGAATGGTATTAAGGTGATTTTTACAAATGAACAGGACGCCGTGGCGGAATATCTTTCTCATAATGTTTCCCTTGGTGTTCTGAGTGCCTCTGCGGGTCTTACTATAGCTTTGAGATTGGCTTATAATTCCGCCCCTCTTGTAGTGGGTAAAGGTGCCAAGGAACTTAGAAAATCACTTTTAGAACAATATATCATCGCCCGTGCCGAGGCTCAGGAGCATGACAGACTTGAAAATGCCAACTTCGATGATGAAATCACGGAGTCTGAATTTGTGGCGGAAAGGCTGTCGTAATGGCCTATAAGATTCAAGCGGCTTTTGGTGCAGGGGAATTAGACCCCGCCCTCCATGAACGTACCACTTTAGACAAATATCGAACAGGTCTTGCCACTCTCAGAAACTGTCATGTGGGCAAGACCGGCAGACTCATCACTCGAGCTGGAAAACCTAAATTGGCTGCGAGTCGTGTTGTCACGACTAGTGCCGGGACGTTTACTGCGGCGACGACCGACATCTGTACCAAGGTCGGTCACTTCATGCACACGGGTGCGACAGTTACCGTATCTAGTACGACCACTCTCCCCGCCGGACTAGTTGCAGCCACAACCTATTATGTAATTTATTTGACTGAAGATACCTTTAAGTTAGCGTCAACGCTGGAGGAAGCGTATCAGTCAAATGCAGTCGACATCACCTCTACGGGTGCAGGCACTCACACCATCACCCCCACCGACGTCGGTGAGAGGGTTGTTACGACCGTTTATAGTCCACGCTATAGTCAGTACCTGTTGGAGTTTGGTCACTGTTTCGTTCGCATTCACGACACCTCCGCTGGTACGAGTGCGATCGGTGAAGGGCACGGTTTCCATGAAGACGACATACCAGATCTACATTTCGTATCTAGCGGCATTTACACCTACATCTCATTGTTGGGTAAACCTCTTAGGAAAATAGTCACCAGCACTGGTGCGCTCTTAGCTCATTTAGGTACGTCTTCAACTACAGGTTTGGAGTTCTACCCGGCCAAGCCGACATTCGTGTCACAAGTACTTAACGGTACAGGTTATGCTGTAGATTACGTCTTCACTTACGTCAACGGTATGGGTCAAGAGTCAAACCCTACAGTGTCCACTTTTGCAGCACTTTTACCGGCGGCCGCCACCCCTAACACTTACGTCTTCGATACGAGCACGGACGCCTCCAACATAGAGTTGAGGGTGTACCGAAGACCGGTAGACGGAAACGCCTACGGTTTCATCGGTTCGACTTCTACTAAAGTTTTATCGGGTTCTTTGTATCGTTTCACTTTCACCGACTACGGTGGTGATGCGGATTACACTCACACTTTCCCTCAGTCGGTGATCAGTACCCAGAGGGATTTAGACCCTTCAGGGTTGACTTACCCCACTACGGCATGGCTGGTGAATCGCTTACGTCCACGGACCGTCACCGTTTATCAAGGTAGACTTGTGGTTTCTTCATCTTATAACGAAGAGTCAATTGTTACATCTCGCTCCGGCTACCATTACGACTTCAATAGAGAATACCCTTTGAGTGCCGCTTCAGCTTTGGCTTTTAAAGCCGGAACCACCGGGAGCGCAAAAGTGCTTCGTATGATGGACAATGACGGTATGTTGGCTTTCACTACGGTAGGTATCTACAGGTCCTCTGGTGCTTTGACTCCTGATAATCTAGCCTTAGATAAGATATCAAACCATGTCATTGACCCAAAGGTGCCGCCTCTTGAAGTCCCCGGTGGAATTTTATTTGTAGATGCTTCCACAAATTCTGTGAGGAATCTGACATATTCTAATGAGTCCAAATACCCTAGTGAAGAGGTTAGCATTTTCTCTAACCACCTGTTCAAAAGTAAGAGGGTCGTCTCGTGGGCTTTCCAAGACGGGGAGATCCCTTTAGTTTGGGTGGTTTTCGACGACGGGAGCTTGATATCGCTCACTTATCAACGAGAGCAGCAGATGCAAGCTTGGTCAAGACACGATACCAGCAATGACACATTATATGAGGCTGTGGTCGTAGTGAAGTCTTTGACAGCCCAGAGTGTGGCCTATTTCATCACCAATCGAGGTGGGGTTAGGACTATCGAGTACACCGCTCCGCGGACCGTCACCGACTTGAAAGACTTCGTTGGCATGGATGCGGCGGTCACCTTTAATGGTAAATTTACGGCGGAGTTTACCGCAGCCCCTTTATTGGTTGAAACTTGGGATGGTCAACTTCGCATCACTACTACGACGGCCGGCACCTTCTCCGCAGTATTGGCGGGAGATGTTCTTAAATTCTTTGAATCCGATGGGGCTGCCGTCAACCTCACGGTTGAT